ATACGAGGTAAAGTGCCCGAATAGCTCAGTTGGTAGAGCAGCGGATTGAAAATCCGCGTGTCCGTGGTTCAAATCCGCGTTCGGGCACCACTTCTTTTCATTGATATCATTATCTTTTATCATTGTATGTCTCTTTAGGCTGCAAACGAGTTTGACAAACTTTTCGCTAGAGTTTGACAACTTTCGTATTTCGTTTGTTCATTTCTGCCTCCAAATCCGCCGCGGCACTCTGCGCTTGCTTGGATCGGTCGGCACGGCGGGAATAGTGTTTTGCCATGGCTTCAGTCGCGTGGCCGAGAACCAGCGCAATAGTGGCGTTGTCTTTTTCCATCTCAGCAAGGATGGTTCCTACGGTGTGCCGAAGGCCTTTGAGCGTTAAGCCAGGCTGAATGACGCCTGCCTCTTCCAGCTTCTTCTTGAGTTTGTCCCAGTTGCTGCTGAACCCGTTATAGGTCCACGGCTGGCCCTTGCTGTTTGCGCAGAGCGTTATCGCATTGTGTTCCGGCGCAGCGGCAATTGCCTCCCTCACCGGCGCGAACAACGGCAGATAGATCGGCTGACCCGTCTTATGCCGGCGTGTATCGATGCCAGCGTCTGAAATCGCCGTGCGAGACAAACCGAGCGCGTCTTGAGGGTCGAGGCCGTAGAAGGTCATGAGCGTAAACGGCACCAGCATATGAGGTGGCACTGCAGCAAGAACAGCCTCGCGCTCCGCGTCCGTCCACGGGCGGTTAGCGTCAGGCAGATTTTTCGGTCGTTCCGCCAGACTGACATGCTCGACGGGGTTCTCTTTTACATACTCGTATTCCATGCCCCATGAGAAAATTACCGAAAGGACGGAACGGACGTAGTTGGCAAAGCGAAACTTGTGTTGTTGCTCCGCCTTGTCGCGGATCTGAGCAACACGGCCCCGCGTGAACCACTCAAGCGGAGTGTCCTCGATCGGCTTCAACCATTCGAAAACTCGCTGGTAATCGGATTGGGTTCGTGTCGCACGCTTCTGAAATTTGGGGCTGGCACGGTATTTTTTGATCAGCATGCCAAGCGTTCCCGGCTTGGCAGCCTTCACCAGGTAGAGGCCGTTGATGCGATTGACCTCCATATCAAATTCGAGGCTGTAAACCTCGAATTTTTGGCAGTCGATCTTGACCCGTTGCACGGTGATAGGCCCGCCAACGAAAAGGTGGTTTCTTGTCCCGTTGGATCTTCCAGCCTCGATACTTATTTACCCGTTTTTCGCGGCCCTGCGTCATGACTGCTTGCCCAGCCTGCCGATGATGTCATCATCGGCAGCACTTTGGCCGCCCTTGAGATCATCAAGCCATTTGTCCAAGTCACGCACATCGTAGAGCCTGACGTCACCCGGCATTGCGACTGGCGCCACAGGGCAAGTAACAGGAAAGCGTTTCTGCGGAATGCCGACATACTCGGCCGCCATCTTCGGTGACAGCATACGTGGTTGGACCACGCGAATGTTAAGCATTGCGTTGGACATCACCCTACCCTCTCGCTCTCATTTCATCGTGGAGCGCGTTCAGCGATGACACCAAATTACTCGCTAGATCGTGCAGCGCACTGATCCGGTCGCCAACGTCGTCGCAGATGAACCGGAGGATTTGTCGCTCACGTAGCGGAAAGTAGATGTTCGGATCGTCGCTCTTGGAATTGCACAGGCCATTATCAGCTATTCTGTCCAGCGACATTTCAGCCATATAACCCGCCTCTTCAGCAGAGAACTGTATCTTGTAGGCCAGATCACTGAGCTCCAAGATCAGTTGGCTATCGATTACGCTTGCACAAGCCGGGGCTTCCGTTGTAGATTTGGTCCGCATTAAGTTGCTCCTCGTGATGGGGATTAAAAAACGGCTCCGAAGGTTCCTACGCCTGACTCGGAGCCGTTTTTGCTTCTAGTGGATCGAAAATCGCTTTTTCCAGATGGAAGACTATCTCAGAATTCATTGAGCGCTTGCTGTCCGTAGCGAGCTCTTTAATTCTCTGCCTCATTCCCTCTGGCAAACGTAATTGGAAACGGTCCACGCCGTGATTGTCAATCATTGTAAAGCTCCTATGTGTCACCGTGACTTAATGATGTCACGGTGACTTTATTGCGTCAATGCCAAAAATGCGTCACGGTGACATCATTGTATTTTATTAGAGAGTTTTTGTATGAGTGACCGAGCAACGGGCCGTGACAGCGACAAATTCATGCTTCGCTTCCCGGAAGGCCTACGCGATCGCATGAAACAAGCTGCCGAAGATAACGGGCGGTCAATGAACGCCGAGATCGTTATTCGACTCGAGGCTTCTCTTCTCGGTGAGAGCAACGCCAGTTCAACGATTGATATTATATATCCTGAGGCCCTGAAGCGCGCGCTCAATTCGAAAAAACCACCAACAGACCGGCAGATGCATGGTATTTCTGCCCACTACATTAACGTGAAAATTCAAGAGCAAGAGGCTTTACGAGAATTTTTCGACTACACAGCCAACCTCTTGCGTGATCTGAACGGCGAAGACTACATCAGTCTCGATCCTAAACTCACCGCAGATTTTATCGAACTCGACATCAAGAAACGTGCACGAGCTCACGGTTATGATCTAGTGAAACGCACTGAAAGTGATGAGGAATGAGACGACTTCCGATAACTTCAGCTTATCGGAAGCCAACGCCCCTTTAGTTTCCAGCGTTCAACTGTGTAACCGCCTAAACTCTCGAAGCGCAACCGCCCTACGCTGGTCCAGATATTCCGCCAGGTCTTGCAGAGCGATACCTTTCTGGCATTTTTGCGAAGCTTCCGATCGCACGATTGGGATTGCGATTTCGCCAGTTGCCGCTTTCCGCAAAAACTTCTCTGGCGTCAGGTGGCGAAAGTAATCGCAACATACGTCCTCCACGGGAATGATCGCTTTTCCGCCGTACTGAACGAACAACAAAAATGCGGTAGAGAAACCCACTTCGTCAGTTTTTCGAATATTCATTTGCGTCTCCAGCTCTGACTTCAATTGGTTCGAGGCCCGAACTGAAAGTGCATCAATGCTGTGGCATCAATAAAACCATCAGATAACCATCGTTTTTGTCACTAGCATCTTGCCAAACTGAAAAGCTTACCTGAAATTCCCTCAACCATTAGGGGAGCCATCATGAACCGCACACTTATCGGCGTACTCGACAGCCTGAATACAATACTCGCTATACTAATTATTGTTGTCTCCACGCTAGCTGGTTTCGCCGGGAGCCATATGGCCGGTTCTGGAATAGTCGGTGCGATCTTAGGCCTACTTGCTGGTATAATGATTGCCGCCATTTTTTGCGGTGTCTTGGCAACGCTGATTGAAATCGAAAAGCATCTGCGCACCATCGCCTCAGGTAAGGTCTCCACTCAGTCTGCGCTGCCAGGCTGGCCGTCAGCTCAAGGCAGGAACGAGCCTACCCTGTAAGCCTTCGGCTTAGTGAACGAGCGGCAGGCAACCGCACACATGCGGATCTCCGACCCTCCGCTTCACAATCAGGTCACAACGGTTCGTCCTGTTTGTCGCCTTATTTTTGTATGATGCTGAAACATGCAGCATATGTTGCCGTTATGCCCCATCAGCTTCACGCAATCTTCCATGAGTTAGAATTAGCATTGCCTTGCAGCTCGAAAATGTTTTTATGGCGACATTAATGAAAGGATACCGGTATGAATGAACCGCTAAAAACTCTTATCGAGGCCGCGCGTAAAGCACCCCAGACAAAGAGCGATCTGGAGGTTCAGCGCCGTAGCTTTGCCTATGGAAATACCCATTTCGAAAACAATATGATCACCCGTGATATGGTGAACAGAATCGCTGACGAAATGCCATATAGTGGCGATCTGCCGCGTGGAGCCAAGCATCCCAATGAGTGACGAAGACCGCCGCCACAGCGTGGCGAGTGAAGCATATCTGATTTCAAACGAGCAGGAACGAGCTGAAGCTGAGGCCAGAAATGGCCTCATTCAGTTTGACCAGGCCTGCCAGATGATCGTTGATGCGATTGATAGAGGCGCAGCTTGGAAGCTTCGTCCATCTGCAATTCTCGGCCTGCACCGTGCTGCACTGGACGGCATTAGCAGCTATGCTGGAAACTACCGACCTGCAAGCGTGGAAATCGAAGGCAGTGACCATAAGCCCGTCGAGGCGCACCGTGTACCGGAACTAATCGAAGAGCTTTGTGATTACGTAAACGATCACTGGAAAGACAGAACCGCCATTCATTTGGCGTCCTACATCATGTGGCGGTTGAACTGGATCCATCCGTTCAGCGACGGGAATGGCCGAACCTCTCGTATGGTGTCTTATCTGGTTCTTTCCGTGAAACTCGGAATGCTGCTGCCTGGACAAGACACTATACCCGACCAGATCGTAGATAATCGCACACCTTATTTTGATGCTCTTGAGGATGCTGATCGGGCAGAAGCGGCGGAAACACTGAACCTAGATCAGATGGAAACTCTCATTGAGAATATGCTCGCAAAGCAGTTGATGGGCTTGATGGAAACGGCAACCGGCAAGCATTACCTAACCGAACCTGAGGCTAAATCGGAATAATTGATGTTGCGTTTGCCCCCTCACGTGGGATCTGCGCGCTGCCACGTTTTATCCGCCACCCCACTATTGTAGTAGCCGAGAATACGTTCATTCCGTTTGTAAACGCACCCGCAGTAACTACACCTGCGAGGTGCGTGTGTTGCACGCAATATTACCGCTTGGTCTTCTGCTGGAATGGCCTCCAGCGACTTTTGTGTAAAATCGTGCTGCCGATTTTCTGTGCCACCAGAGCAAGTGTCGGATGGGCAAGCTTTCCTCATTCAATCAATCCTAATGGCAACGTACTTCAAAGTAAGCCATTGGGTTCACCCATGCCAGATATAAAGCCAACTCGGCAAAGGGAGCGATTTAGTAACCGCCCCCGCCACCAATCGGAAGGTTCGCGCTCGGCGGCATCGAACGTCCACGATCCGCATTGACGTTCATCCCGCCAGCGGGAGCCGTGCGCAACGCCTTGGAGATCATTGCGGCAACCTCAGCCCCCGCACGCCGTAGGTCATCCGCGACCGAGGAAAGAGCGCTCGCCCCATCCTTGCCACCCTGCTGAATTGCGCGCCCCGCGGCTTCACCACTGGTTTCGATCTGTTTGCTGCTTTCAATCAGAACGCCCCCCATGCCCTCCATGCCGAGAGACGCGGGATCCGCATCGCGTAGGCGCAGGCGGCGCTCCTCGCGAGACATCGAGCCATTCAGCGCGCGCGCTGTGCCATTGGTGTTGCCAATGTTTTCCCGGCCCTCACCATACAACTCGTACTGCTCACGCATATTGCGATATTGATCTGGCGACACACTCGGCCGAGGCATGGGAATTGGTGGCAGGCCTGTACCACGGCCGGGAAATTCAGGAACGTTGTTTACGCCTGCACGGCCCTGACCATACAGCAGATATTGATCCGCAGCGGCAGAGACGCGCTCGTTGTACGCCTTGGTTTCCCGCTGCCTGAAATTGTATTCATGGACATCGACCAGCTTGCCCTCACCGACTTGCTTCAGGGCTTCCCTGTAAGCCTTTTGAGCATTCGCCTTATCAAGATCATCAGATCCGTAAGTGCTGGGATTAGCCTTGCGGTAGTCAGCGATAAACCGATCCTGATCCTGTCTCACATGTTCGCTGCTCTGGCCTTCAATGGCTTTTTTTCGCTTGTCCATGTCGGCAAGAGCTTCATTCACCTGCTTCATGGCGTCGTTCAGCCAGGGCAGTACAAGGTTTTCTCCCATCTCAATGCCGATGCCCTTCAGGTTCTCCTGAAGTATTTTCAGTTGAGAGTTGAAAAGCTCAAGCCGTTTGTTTTGGGTTTCGACAATGGAGTTCGACGGGTTCTCGACATGCTTCGAAGCCATGGCGAGGTTGCGCATCAACTCCGGCAGGCCCGCGACCAGGCGCATGGTTTCATCGTCTAAACCCTCACCTAGCATTGCGCCGAGCAGGCCAGCGCGTTTCTGGTTATTCAGGCTGGATACGCGGTTGAGGAAGAAAAGCAGGCGCTCGTTGCCCGTCAGTTTTGTGAACTCTTTCATGCTGCCGACAATTTCGACCAGCGCTCGCGACGATTTCGGAGACAGGTTCTCCGGTGCCAGCAACTTGCCAGTGAGCGTATCCATGGCACGCGCACCGACCTCGGCGGGCATTTTCAGGTTCAGCAGCGCAGCGCCATACGCGGCGATCTCCTCCGGTGTCATGCCGAAGTTCTTCAGCGAAGCACCAGCGCGGTCGATGAAGTCAGCAATGTCGGTTTCGTCGGCAATACCGCTGTCAGCCAGGTCGTTGATCAACGAAGCAAATGACGTGAGATCCTTGCGCGCCATGCCGAGGCCAGCGGTGAAGCCAGCAAAGACATTACCGACATGCTCAGCCGTGGAGTCCCATGCATCCGCAACACCGACAGCCAATTTGGCGAAGTCTCGAATTTCGTCCAAAGGTATACCTGCAGCTGCACCACGCTCGAAGCCGCTGGCAATCTCATCAATTGAAACAGGCATTTCCTTCGCAAGCGACATGATCTCGCCGCGCAACTTCGACATTTCTTCGCGAGAAGCGCCGGATTTTTTCTGAATGTTGAACAGTGCCTGCTCGAAATCCGCAGCAGCTTTCGTCGAGTAGATGGCCGCGCCGGCTAAGGCGACTGGGCCTGCGTAACGTGCCATGGTCGCCATGACCGCCATTGTGGTTCGCGCCATGGCGGTTTGTCGCTTGTTAAATGCAGCGGCACGCCTGTCAACCTGATCCATCTTACCAGCAAGCGTGCTGAACATTCGACCTGTTCGGTCCTGTCCGGTAATTTTTAATCTGGCTTCAATTTCACGCATCAGGATTTTACCTTTCCTTGGAACGAAATGTATCGATTAGCCCAGCCGAGGATTTGGTCAGCCGTCATTTGCTCGATGTCGTTGCTGGAGAAACCGAGTTTGAAGACTAACCAATCGGCGGCGTCCCCGACTCCTCCGTATGAAGAAAAAAACCACAGATTGCTCGCTCCAGCGCCATTGCATCCAACGCACCGATGACATGAACAAATTCATAGCCAGGCGAAACAATCAGACGCTGTGCATATGCGTCGACCACATCAGGGTAGCTGACAAGCATGTTTGTGCCGCGTGGTCCTGGCTGCAGTTCCTGCGGTTTGCCGAGGCCGGACATGTGGGTGTCGGCAAAGGTGGGTTCTCGTAGCGTGATTGTGTCGAAGGTCTTGCCTTCCATTCCACTCGTATATGAGCGGCTAAGTTTAACCGTCGTCTGCATGTCGATCCTCTTTGCGGATTGTGGGGAGTGAGCCTTGCAAACCTTGACCCCCTGACTGGTGTCGGGCGCAGGGAGGTTTGCTGTCGTTATCGGCCTGGCTCTTCGGCCTCTTTGGAGGTAGCGCCCTAGTTCAAAGTGGCTGGTGTCTCATCCGCCTGAATGGCAACTTGTATATCCCTTGGCAAATTCGATGCTCTTGCACTCATTTCTTCCGCCATGTGTGCTCGTGAAGTGCGAAAGCTGGACCTGAGTGTATGAAGCACGTCGCGATGCGGAAGCTTGAACTTGCTCGCGAGTTCGGTGGCAATCTCCGGTAATTTTCCCTCGATTTCGGATAACAAGCCGGACGCAATTTTCGACATCGCAGCTCTAGCGTCTTCAGTTTTCATGAGTGTTCCTCTGGCAATAGCATCCGAAATTGCGGCATTGCGGTTCGATCGGCGGATCTGTTCGAGCTTCTGCTCTTTAATTTCCTGATCGATACCGCTGACGATTACCTGATCGTGACCACGGCGTTGTTCAACGGATGGTTCCAGACGCGTACCTATGCCGTTTCCGAAACGTTGGCCGACATCGAGAGAAATTCGAAGATCTGCTTTCGCCTGCTCAACTCTTATACGGGCATTTCGACCGTCGCCATCGACCGCGCTTGGACTAATACGCCCTTCCTTGAGGTACTGGCTGACACGCCCCGGAGAGACACCAATCAGAAGGGCAAATTCGCCCTTCGTTACCGTCTCAATATCCTCTTTAGCTTCCATCTTTAGTTTAGCTCTTGAGTTTAGGCTTTCAAAACTGTCTCAGACTGGCCAGATTTCGGGGTCGCCCCGCCCCGCAAGGGGTCGGAAAGATGTACGGTCCCTAAGCGGAGAGGGGTGCCACAGCTCGCTCAATCGCAGCGTCCAAAGTTCCTGCGTTCGCTGAGGGATCATCCGACAATTCATTGGTGAGGGACTGACTGCGTTGATGCTCGTGCGACATCGTTGCAGATGCAGAACTCTCGCTTTTCACCACAGTCATTGAGCGACGAGCAGCAAAAACATTCTGTGCAAACGAAGCGGATGTCACAGAAGGATGGGACTTCGTCTGTGCACCTGGACCCGGCTCTGTTTGAGCTCGACGTTGCGCAAAAATTGCCGAAGCATTGAGCCCCTTTGGATTGAACGATCGATCATGGCTTGAGGCCTCCTGTCGAGTATTCATGATCGCCGAAACCTCTTCTCGGGAATAGGTCCGGAAAACTCTCTTCTCTGTCATGGCAACACCTTATCGTGAGCGAGGACGGCACGAGGATCAGAATCCCGGCGCCTAATGATTGCGAACCCGCTGTTTTCAGCCGAGCGGATCAGGCTTTCTTCCGCCAACTCCGCATCAAGAAGCTTTCGATCGAGTTCCCGAAGCTGATGTTTGCGCTCTTCATCACTCAAACCGGACGCTGAAGCATAGAAAGCTTCTGCCTCTTCCTTCATTTTTTTGGTCATGAAGGGGACCATCTGCGCAACGAGAATACTCGTAATATCGACTGTAATATCATTGAAGCCAGGACGTGATAATTCCTTCGGCTCCGGGTAAAAGTGCTTCACGTTCTTGCTCAGATGATCAAACATTCTATCGATGCGATCGAGCGTTTCTTCCTTCGAAACTGGAAGATTGATCACTCGTACACGTTCCCGTTTGATGTCTTGAATATGGAGCCGGAGTTCTGAGACGCTCTGGTTAACCTCGCGACTAGCCTGACGAGAAGCACTAAGAGCTTTGCCAATCATTTTCAGAATATCAGACATTATTGGTACTCCTCACGACCGTCGTGAAGCAAATTATCGGCGTATTTTTTGCAGGCATCATAGAGGTGAGAAGCCTCGTTGAAGCGCTCAGAGGTCTCCTCGAGTTCGGCCGTGAGCGATTTCTTCTTTTGTTCTGCTTCAGCCAACTCTGCTTTCAGACCAGCCGCAATGTTCGACCAATTGCTTTGGATCTCAGGATCTGGATGGTAGGTCCTAGACGGCTTCGAAGCTTCAGTGTGGGGATGATATATTCCTGTCGGAGCTTCACTCACTGGCTCGATGCTGGATCGAGAGCCTTTTGCGTTTTCCTCAGCGTTATTGATGCGCTTGGTCAACGATATTATCGTCTTCTCGACACGAGCGATCTCATCATTCAGTGCACGCTGTGATCCCAGAGCACTGACTTTAATGTTTTCAAGTACTCTAAGGCGGGCGAAATCGAGTGTGTGCGGCGCGTCCATGACTTTCTCCTGTTGTGAGCGAATGTCAGGCGTGACGTTGGAAATTCAAACACGGTCTTGAATTTCTTCGTCGAGGATTTGTTGGAGGCGTTTCGAGCCGGGAATTTTTAACCCGATGGATAGTATCTGCCACCAGGTCGCAGCGGGCTGCGTTGCAGGTTGTGGACGAAACTGTTCGCGTTCCCATCGTACGGCCTCATAGCGCTTTGCACTCTGCACCATCAGCCGCGCAACGACACTCGCCGACAACGATGTCCATTCTGGAGTTACGCGCCACAGATGCCGCAGCAATAAGTCCCGGCGAGCAAGATGATCTTGTCGCACCGGCGATATTCCACCGTGACGGATTAAGCCCATGGCTCTATCCAGCGATGGCGTACGCCCTTCATCAACCGCATCGAGATAGCTCCCTATTCCTTCGGCCAGCAAATGAGATTGCGTTTCATCGAGGGGTATCTTGGCAGCGAGGCGGTAATGAATTTCACGGAGCTGAGCGATGGTGTTCTGACCACTATCGCCAACCTCTGGTGAACACACAACCTGAGCGCGTGCGTCAACCATGAGCGTTAACCTGCGACAACCACACGACAACCACGACAACCGCGACAACCCAATATTTTCGACCCTGTGACTGACAGGAATTCGGGGTCGCCCCGGCCCGCAGGGGGTCGGAAAGATGTACGGTCCCTTGACCCGGGGGGTGGGCCATTAGGTTGCAGTTCGTATGTTCTTTACAATTTGCAAGACTAGCAACAGTCAGCAATAGTTGTTGCAACACTTTATTATGAATGAATTCAAATACATCAACACTGCGCAATAGTTTTACGTGTGTAATGTAGAGAACGCTGAGAGCTTTTGTTTTATAAAACCCCACGCCCGCACACGCGTAGGAAAAGTATTGCGTGAGTGTTGATGTGTCTGATTTTGTTAATCTATCTGCAATGCCTTCAAGTGTTGCGACTGTTGCTAACTCTTGCAAGTATTGCTGATTTAGCCAGTCAACACCCCTACTTTCGCGGTTTAAACAAAGGGGTTCGCGGGGTTTCATCAGAAATCCTCCGGGAACGGCGCATCATCTGAATATACCCCTGGCGAATTAGTAGGCCGTTGCGAATGGCTTGGCGAGAGCTGAAGCCTAACTCCGTGATAAAATATCCCTCGGCCGCTATCTCGCTTCTCAAACTTCCGCTTCATGATGTTGCCGAAAGAGGTCAGGGATATCGGCCTACCCCCTTCGTCGTTCGTGAAAGTCTCATAGGCCTGATAGAAGTTCTTTGCCTGCAATGGAGGGGCTTCGGGGTCTGCAGTCACGCACTGAGCGCAAAACGCCGCCGTAGGGTCCATAGCATCGCGATATTCTTGCGTGGAACGACGGACGGCGTCCGGTATGATCAATCCTTCAGTCAGGAAGATCGAGGCACCTTCAATCAGCCAGTTTAATATGCCTGGGCGTTCCGGATCAAACGACGATACCAACTCGTCAAATTCTCGGCGGCGGCTCTCTGCTATGGTCACAGGCCAGTGTATGACGGCCATGCGCCGCCATATTCCCTCATCCTTACCCGTGATTTTTGGATATCCGTTACCGGACATCATAGCGATAAATTTCGGCGAAAAGTCCATATAACCCGCAAAAAGATCGCGGGCGGAAACCGCTTCGCCCCCTGTAATCTCTTTCACGAGATTTTCTCGAAGGTCTTCACCTTCGGGGAGTTCCTTTATTCGCAACATTCTGCGGCCATATAGCCGCACAAGGTCCGGGCTGGCGGAACCGGATGAACCGCCTTCACCGATGAAGCTTGTGGCTGGCAGCGTTACCGCCATTTCGCCGAGAAGCCGGCATATAACTTCCATGTAGATCGATTTGCCGTTGGCGCCCGATCCATAATGAAAAAACAGCTTTTGAGGGGCTATTCCGAGCAGCCCCAAGCCGGAGCTGACTTGGATGAGACGGCGAACTTCTGGGTCCGGCACCATCTTCTCAATGAAATCCAGCCAAAGCGGGCAGCGCGCATCCTTGTCGTAATCGACTGGAACAACCTGCGTCAGAAGATCTGAACGATAGTGCCCCGGCCGCGCTTCGACACGGACCTCTTTGCAGACCGTTGTGTGAGGTGGTTCGTCAGGAGTTGCAATCGCATCGATGAAGCTAGCATTCTTTCGCCGTTTCATATCCCTCGCAAAAATGAGGGTGCAGTTTCGAACGGCAACCTTGTATGGATCCGCGTTAAATTCATCTGGGTGCTTCATAATGTGCGGCGCCAGGCATTGCAGGGCCGCATTGATTTTCGATACGTTTTTGGACGTGACGGCAAAATCGCGCCTTCGTTTTACTCGCTTAGAGTGAGCCTCTTTTGCAGCTTCAGCAGCATCTATGAGCTTCAGATGCTTTTTCTCCCTCTCCCCCTCCGCGACCTCATACGCACTCTTGGCACTGTCGATGGTCCGTTGTTCGCGTTCGGTTGGCCTGAGATACTCGACTTCGAGAAGGATACGACCGCCAAGTTTTTGTGCGATAGCAAGTGATCGAGGCGCACCATGGTCAGAGTCCCAATGCGTCCCTGTCCATATCGCGAACAACGGCGTTTTCGCCTTCACTTGCTGGATAACTACAATATCGGACCCAAAGTGAAGTCGCATGCGCTCGGCATTGTCGGTGTCAGAATGGTCAAGGCTGGCGCAATGTTCAACTATCGATGCATCGATCTTTTGGTCAATCGAGTACAAAAGATCATGGACAGCTTTTTCGGCACGTTCGCCATAGTTAAACCGCTGCTGTGCGGCAACCGCTATCATGCGGGCCACTTGCTCTGGAACTCCTCTTTCAGTCACGAGCAGGCCTCCCGATGCTATCGCGGCCGAGGATCTGGAAAACGTCTTCAGTGCTGAGATTGTAACGCCAGGCCACAGTGCGCGCCTGCATGCCACGTTTACCGAGCAGTTTCAGAACATGATTATCATTGCGGGCAAGCCGCTTCCGCTCCCTTTCATCCTCGACGGCATCCGGATTGAGGCCGTAGGTATTTAGGAGTTGTAAGCGCGGTGGCGGCGCGAGCATGACGCCGAATGCCGCCTGCAGGTTCGACGTTCGGACAGCAAAATCCCGCACCATCTTTACAAGGTAGCGGCGATGCTTTGGGTCTTTGTCGGCATTAAGCCCTTTGGTGTTGAGCGCGTCCTCAATCGTTTCCTGCTGGTAGACCCAACGAAACAATGCAGCGACCAGAGTTTCCGAGTAGTCACTCGTCAACTTCGGTATAGCTGTTGCGACTGGATCGAAAACAACGCTGTTCACAGCTCGTGTGAAAAGCGCGTTGTCTGCCTCCAGGCAATCATAAACCTGCAGAAGTTGCTCACGAGTCGGCTCGTAAAGCTGAAGCGAAGCTTCCAGCGGGTGACCGCGAAAAACGAGAGCCTGATAAAGAGGCTGGATTTCGGGTTTGGGAATGACGATGTTGAGGCGAGAAGTCATTCGGCGCCGCCATCATTTCGGAGTTGATGGGCGCGCGAGGAGTTTGACAAATCCGTGCTAAGTGATTGATTTACGCCACCGAGTTTGACAGAATTTTCTTGGTAAGCGTCTGTTTTTGGCTCAACAGCTTTGGATTGAAAATCCGCGTGTCCGTGGTTCAAATCCGCGTTCGGGCACCACTTCTTTTCTCAAAGACTTTCAGATTGAT